ATTTGGTCAAACAATCCAATAACAGCATTAGGGTCTCTTAAAGCTGTCTCTAATATTCCAGGTGCTCTAAGGCTCTCTGGTGGATAACCTGTGGTATTAAGTGTTGTTTTAAATTCTGCTTGAGAGTCAACGCCTTTGACACCATTGCTTAAGTATGATTTATAAGCATCAGTGTTTGTGAATTGCTCACCAATTGTTTTAATACCTGCTTGTGGTTCAGCAACTGGCAATTCGTTAACAGCATCGCCATCAACTTCCATTGCTTTTTCATTAGCAGCTTTTGATTCTTCAATCTTAAGCTCATCTAATGATGTTGCTAATTCCTCATTAAGACCTTTAATTTTATTTTTTTGGTCTGATGAGTACTTACCATCTTCAGCAGGAGCATCAAAAACAGATTTGAGTTCTTCACGAGACTTAGCAATATTTTCTCTAAGCTCTTCTACTTTACTCACTGTAAATTATCTCCTATTAGATTACTTATACTTCGTTGTCGGTAGCTTCTACATCAATAGCTTCAGCTATTAATCTTTGGCTCTCTATCCACACATCATCTTCCAAGTCATCACTGTCAACTGATTCGGTGTTATCTACTGGAACTTCTTCAGTAACTATTTCTTCTACTTCATCAGAATCTTCAGGGTTCTCTGTATCTTCTTCTGGTTCGACAGCTACTTCTTCAGTATCGACTGTATCTGTTGGTTCTTCAACAACATCTACAGGCTCTTCAGCTTGTTCTTCCTCTAAGTCAACATTTAATGCTTCTTCGGTTCCAACCTCAGAGATAAATGAATCTATTTCAGTCCATGCATCTATAAGGTCTTCCTGAACTGCCCTTAAAGCCTCAGTTGCCTTGGTTCCTATTTTTCTCCCATCCTTGGCACGCAACATCGCAATGGCGTTAGCTCGTGTCATTAAGTTATTCAATGCGGCAAGCACATCTTTAACTTCTTCTGAGAAAGATTTTTTTTCTTCCTCTGAAACTTCATCAATGTCAGCAGATTTTTTCATTTCTTTTGCACATTTACCTGTTTTGTCATAATCACAGGAACCATATCCCTTGCTACAACAATCACAGTGTTCTGCATTTGCATCATGAGCAACAACTTCTACTGCTGGTTTTTCTTCTGGCTCTTTTTCTATAAAAGAATCTGAACTTAAAGTATCTTTTGTAAGTTCTTCTAATAATTCCTTATTAGATTTAATAGCCATTGTGTATGTATCTTGGTTTGCACCTACAAGTACAGGTGATACCTCATATACTGATAAATCTTTTAAGTATCTAGCATCAACTTCTTTATCATTACTTTTAAACTTTCCTCTTTCGCTATCGTTAACTCTGTAACCAAATGACCATTGTTGTAAGTCACCCATAGCTTTTACTAAGTTATATGCTTCTTTGCCAGACTCAGTATCCATAAAAAATGAACCTTCAAATGTAGCTTTATCGCCATCTTGTTTGATTTCACCTTTACCTATTGGCATATCCCATTTATGAGCCCATACCATTGGAACTGAACCTGATTTAAATCCTGATTTGATAGCTTCTGGAACGACAACATCGCCATCGCTATCTAATGTATTGAAGACTGAGAATACAGCAGAAACTTTTCCTTCTTCTTCTGCTTTAAATTCTAAGTCAATATTTTTAATTTCACTCACGAGTGCATCTCCTATATAAACTGTTAACAGATTTATTTAGGTGCATATAGTATAAACATTAACAAATGTCTTTAAAATGCGTGGTATTTATCTTAAGGTGTGTTTGGGTTCTCTACTTCATTATTTACTTCAGCCATCTGTTTTTTAGATGAGAGTGGATGACTTGAAGGCAATAAATCAGTATCGTATGGCTTTCTCTTAAACTTCTCATTTTTCAAAGCATACAAGAACCCATTAACTCGTGCTAATCCCCATTGTTCTTCAGAATTAACACTTGGTCTTACTGAACTAGGGTTAGTTCTATAAGCACCTACACCCCTATTAAAAACTGATACTAACATTCTCTTTGTTGCTTTATATTTTGGATTACTAGAATTATGGTCTTCGACTTTTTTATCTAGTGCTTTAGAGATTGCAGTAGTAACAGCTTTAGAACTTACTTCATCAGCAATTTTCATTGCTAATTCTCTAGCTTCTTTTCTTCTAGCATTAACAACTTTTTTCTGGTCGTTAATTACTTTCTTCATAGCAGGAACACCCATGTTCAAAACACCACCCCACTTAATTGCGGCAACAACACCAGCTAATCTGTTATTGTTTTGATGTCTTCCCATAAAGCGTTCTCTTCTACGAACCCAGCTAAGTACTGATTCACTTCTATCACCAGATTTATATTTAGACCATCTAGCAAATGCATCATTACCTGTAAATGAGGTTGGTGGGTTTCCACCATTACCACCTCTTCTCCATATTTCTGGGTAATCTTCTTTCAAACTTTTAGCGTATCCAAAAGGAAATTGTTTGTATTTAGAATTAGAAAGAGAAATTTGTTGGTCATCACCAGGGCTTGGAAAATTTGTCCTATCTTTCATTGGTTTTTCCTTTTTAATATTTTCTGGCTCTGTCTCGAATATTTGCTCCATAAGTACTTCAGCTTCCTCTACGCTAACTTTTAACTCTTCTACAATACCATCTATGTATGATTTTTTTGTTCTTTCAAAACTCTCGTGAGAACTACAAGGCATGTAGTAAGTCATATCTTCTATTTTGTGTGTATGAAAACCTGAACAACCAATTTGTTCTGCTCTTCTTTCAGCAGCTTCCTGTGTTGTAAACATCCACATATTTCTTGATGGTGTAAATGTAACAGCTTGTCTTGTGGTTTCAGGAACTGCATCTACAGTATCCATTTTTGCATCAAATAATTCTCTTAATAATTTAGCTTCGTAGCTAGCTTCACTACTAGCAGCTTCAACTAATTGTCCAGCTTGTGGGTCGTTGTTTCTAGTATTTTCTTGTTCTTCTGTAGGTTGTGGTGCTTCACCATCTACAGGAACTTGTAACATATTCATTGGTCTTAAATAAACATTATGCTTTTCATCAACTTCTAAGCCAACTACTTTTCTAGCTTCGCCTATAGTTATCCAACCACCAGCTACACCCATGTTAACTCTTTTATATAAGTCATCCATGTCTGTTTGTAAAGCTCTTACATTTTGAATGTCGTAATCACAAGTTTGACCAGTATCTCCAAAATCAGGAATAAGTAATTGATGTGTTAATTCATTAGCAACTGTTTTCCATAATGGAACTAATCTCTGCTCAGTAAAGAACTCTCTTAGTTCAGCAGTATTGTTATATGTCGCTGCGTCCAAACCAGCTCCGAGTCCAGCGAGAATTGCTGGGACACCTAAAACAGCAGAAACTCTTTCTTCTGGAAGTTTTCTTAATTCAGTTAACTTCATTTGGTCAGGAGAAAAAGAAACAACTTCAACATTCATTGAGCCAGATAACACCATTGGTGCACCTCTGTTTTTACCACCAAACTTTTGTTTGTAAAGTTCAGCAATAGCTTCTGCTTCTTCTCTAGTAGGTCCACCCATTGCATCATTTCTTGGAGAGAGAACTACGCCTGGAACAGCTAAGTTTGTTAATAATGCAGTGGTGTATTGACCTGCTGCTTCATCACCTAATAATTCACGCAGAATAGATTTAAGTGGTGCATGACCTCTTCTGTGGTCATTTGGGTCAATACCTTGTCTAATATGAATAATATCTTTAGGGTCAATTTTTACAGGCTCACCAGATGTTGCATTTTTTTGTGACGCATAATATTCGTAATGTGTAATTAATTTAGAAGTATTACCTCTTACATCTACAAGTCCTGGCATTAAAGGAACAAGTGCAACTACTTTACCATTTGCATTTCTGTTTTTAAAAATAAAAGCATCACCATGAGCATTTAAAGATAAAACAATGTAGTGTGACAAAAGACTTGATGACATAAATTCATTAGGTCTTCTATATAGTTCAGTAACTGGGTGTTTATAATCTACTTCTCTGTCACCAAATACTTGGTCTCTTTTTACAATTTGTAATGCTGGTTCAGCGAAAGAGGTAGCAAGTACATTTAAACATGCGACCACAGCGGAGTTTGCTGTACCATCACCAATTTCTTTTAATTCTGCTGTTTCCCAAAAGCCTGCTGTTGTGTTATATCCATAAACTGAACTATCTCTACTTGATGCAAGGCTTTGATTGTAACTAGCCATTTTCCTAAGCGATGCTTCGCTTGGTCTATTTAAGTATTCCGTTGCTCTTTGTAAAAAACTTTTATTCTCTGCCATTAATATGCCTGCCAGCTTCTCCTCTGAACTAATGCCTGTACACCCAATACTAAAGCATCAACGATGTCATCGTTTCTACCTACAGGAAAGGTCATAAGTTCTCTCTCTAAATCTTCTAACCACGATGCATTAGAACGAAATAACACATCGCCTGCCTCCATCCTAGCCGATAAAGGCATAGCCTGTGTTATTTTATCTTTGCTAGCATCCATTTCTCTAACTCTCATACCTCTACGCTGTGCTTCTTGTATAAAAGTTTTTGTAAATCCTTGTTTTTCCATACAAACATATGACCATTTATATTTTTGATACATACCTTGTATCATTGGAATAATATCTGGTCCTTCAATTTTTAGTCTTTGCATGTCTTCAACATACAGTTTCATATCTGGTGACATTGCATAAGAGATAACAACTGTATAGTCAGATTGTGTATTTGTGGTAACAGCTAAATCGGCACCACCAAAGTGAACCATTTCTCCTGGTTCCCATTGAGAACCACCACCCTTGTAAAGTCTGTCTTCTACTTTAAAGTATTGCATCCATTCAGGTTTCAACATACCTTGACCAGCATCTACAAATTCTGCTAAATATTCCTGTGCGAAAACAATAGAACCTACTTCTGATTTAGCTGAATCAATTTCTTCTGGGTCAATTCTAGGATTATCATAAGTAGAATATTGAAATCTTTCCCAATTAGGTGCTGTCTTTGCAGTTTCCCATAAATCATAAAACCAATTGTTCATACCCATAGGTGTGCTAATAAATAAAGCAGAACCTTTTCTTTCAGTTAATGTAGGTCTTAATACTTCTTGCCAAACATCTGGTTTGATAAAGGCAGCTTCATCCATAACTAAAAAATCCAAACCCTCACCTCTTAATCTTTGAGGATTGTCAGCAGATTTACAAGATATAGCACCACCATTTGGAAAAATTACTTCCATATTAGCTAAAGATATTTTTGGTCTTATTTCTTCAGGAAAAGAGTAAGCAGCGTTTTCTAGTGCCCTCCAACCAACTCTAGCAATTGCAAATGTAGGTGCTACCCACCATGCTCTACCACCATTCAGAGCAACTTCCATACACATATGAATACCAAGTCTTGTTTTACCAAAACGCCTACCAGCACACAATATTTTCCAACGAGCATCTGATTTAGATACCTCTCTTTGGTTTTGGTGTAATCCTGGTAATTCAGGTATGTAGACAGGCATTAAACACCTAGTTCAGATTTTTTCTTTTTTATTTTATTAATATTATTTTCAATTGTAGTAATAGCTTGTTGCCATTGTAAGTGTTCTGTTTGTTGTTGAAGTTTTGAAGGCTCAATCATCTTCATACCAAAGTGTTGTGCTTCTAATTTTTTTAACTCATTTTCAACAATAGTCTTTTTATCTTCATCAGTTAAAAAGTCATACTTTATACTCATCTCACCACCTAAATTTTTTCTTCTTTGCCTTGTTAAATTTATTAATAGAACTTGCTGATAAATCTGCTGGGTCTTTTGTCCACTCTACATCTACAGGTGTTTCAAAAGATACATTTGCAGATATTTGTCTTTTACAAATAAAGTTATCTTTTGGACATAGTATTTCAGGGTCTTCAGTAATTTTATGATTAATTTCATAAACAGTTTCACACCTTAAACATTTATAATCATATCTCGGCATCTCTTTTCAAATAACCTCTTAATAATGCTTGATACTCTTTGTGAGCACCAGCTTGTTGTCTTCCATCAAATATATCATGATGTCTCTTACATAATATCGCAACATTCCATAATTCATTGGATATGTTTCTATTTTTTCCACCCATACCTATAGCTTTGATATGAGCCATTTCTAACCATGTTCTATCTGTACACTCGTGCCACTCACATTGATAACCAGCTCTCTTTAATGCTTTTTCACGAAGTTCAGATTTGTTTATTTTTCCAGTACCTTCTCTTTTCTTCTGACCCATGCCAGAAATACCTGACTCACGACTTCTTCTCTTTTTATATTCTTGCCAAGTTTCTTTTTCAGCATCCCACATAATATTTATATTAACAGGTTCTCGTTATGAATACAGCTCTCCTAAGAGAGCCGATGATGGGAGGAGGTCGGTGTGGAATCCGACTAACATTACCTTATCAAAAAATGTAAAAAGGTGTGGTATTTAAAACACTCACGCCATTTAACACTATGTTAACAAATAAAACTTGAATGTTTGAGAGCTTGTGATAATATTCACAAGATTATGATAGATATACAAGATTAC